TCGCCGGCGACGGCGACGGCATCGAGGGCGTGGCCCGCCCGGCCGGGTGGTAAGCGTGCCCCCCGCGCCCATCATCCCTCGCCTGCCTTCAGAGATCCGCGCCTGGCTCGACCAGGAGCTGGCGGCCCGCGGCTTCGGCGGCTACGAGGAAGTCACCGGCCTGCTCAACGGCAAGCTCGCCGAGCACGGCATGGAGCTCAGCCTCAGCATGCCCACCGTGGGCCGCTACGGGCTCGACCTCAAGCGCAAGATCGAGCGCATCCGCGCCGCCACCGCAGCGGCGACGGCGATCGCCTCCGCAGCGCCCGACGACGAGGCCCAGCAGTCCGCGGCCGTCACCAGCCTGCTCTCCACCGAGATGTTCGAGCGCCTCCTCGAGCTCGAGGACTCCCACGCCGAAGCCGATCCGGTCGACCGCATCGAGCTGATCTCGAAAGCGGCAAGAGCCCACGCCGACCTCACCCGTGCCAGCATCGCCCAGCGCAAATGGGCCGCGGAGGTGCGCCGCCAGACCCTCGCGGAAGTGGCCGAGCGCGTCGACGCCGCCGCCCAAGCCCGCGGCCTGTCTGCCGAGGATGCGCGGTTCTGGCGCGAGCAAGTGCTGATGGGTGTCTGACGTGACCGCCCCCGCGCCGCTCCCAGACACCGAGCGCCTGATCGACTGGGGCGAGCTGCCCGAGCGCGCGCGCGACATCCCGGACGACTTCGACCCCACGCGCGAGGGTGTCTTGATGGCGCACCAGACCGCGTGGATCAGGACGCAGCAGGGCTTAGACATCGCGGTCTGCGAGAAGGGCAGACGCACCGGGATCACCTTCGCCCAGGCGCTCGACGACACCATCACCGCCGCGACCGCGAAGGACGCCGGCGGCGACAACATCTGGTACATGGCCGACACCCGCGAGAAGGGCCTCGAATATATCGGATACGTCGGCAAGTTCGCCCGTGTGGTGGCCCGCGGCACCGCCACGGCGATCGAGCAGCACATCTTCTACGACCAGACACCCGAGGGCGACAGCCGAGAGATCCAGGCGTTTCGGGTGCGCTTCGCCAGCGGCCACCGGGTGACGGCGCTCTCCAGCCGCCCGGAGAACATCCACGGCTTGCAGGGGCGGGTGAACATCGACGAGGCTGCGCTGCATAAGAACGTGCGCAGCGTGCTCGAGTCCGCGACCGCCCTGCTGATCTGGGGCGGGCGCATCCGCGTGTGGAGCACCCACCGGGGCAAGGCGAACGCCTTCAACGAGCTGCTTATGGATGTGCGCGCCGGGCGCTATGGCGGCAAGGCCGCAGCGATCCGCATCACATTCGACGACGCGGTGGAAAACGGGCTCTATGAGCGGGTGTGCGCGATGCAGCGCCGCCCGGTCACCGCAGAGGGTAAGCGCGACTGGTACGCGGCCATCCGCTCCGCCTACGGCCCGCGACAGGCCGCGATGCGCGAGGAGCTGGACGCCATCCCGCGCGACGGATCTGGCACCGCCATCCCAACGGTTTGGATCGAGCGCGCGATGCCGGAGGTTCGCCCGCTGCTGCGCCTGCACCACGGGGACGACTTCCCGCGGCTGTCCGAGGAGCACCGCAAGAGCGTGACCCAGGCCTGGGTCGAGCGCGAGCTCGGGCCGCTGGTGCGCGCCCTGGTCGCCGCCATTCCGGCCGGGACCGGGCGCGTCGCCGTCGGGATGGACTACGCCCGGCATCGCCACTTCAGCGCCATTATCCCCGCCATCGTCGGCGGCGATCTGCGCCGCACCGTGCCCTTTGTGCTGGAGCTCAACAACGTGCCCACCCGCCAACAGGAGCAGGTGCTTTGGTATCTGCTCGACGCCCTGCGCGACAGCCGGCGGCCGTGGACCTTCGCCGGGGATGCCAGCGGCCCCGGCCAGACCCTGATGGAGTACACCGCCGACCGCTACGGCGCCGCCCTGCCGCATCCTGACAGGCCGGACGACTACATCGGCGGGCCGGTGCACCAGGTGGTGCTGTCGCGCGCGTGGTACGGCGCCCACATGCCGCGTTACATCGCCCTTTTTGAGGACGGATTCATCACCCTGCCGCGAGATGCCAATATCGAGGAAGACCACCGGGCCGTCGAGTTCGTGGACGGCATCCCGATGCTGCCCAAGCTCGAGCGCGCGGACCTGAAAGAGCCTGAGCTGGTGCGCCACGGTGATACGGCCATCGCCGGGGCACTGATGGAGTTCGCCGCCGCGCACCCTGTCTGGGCGCCGGACCTCAACGCCATCGAGCACGCCGGCCTCACCATCCCCGCCGGGCTCGGGCTGATGCCGGGCGGCGTGGTGCCGCTCACCCGTGCCGGCTGGGGCGGGGTCCCCAGCGGCCTACCGGATTACTGACCATGCCCTATCAGGAGCGCCCCAGCGGCCTACTCGTCCCCAGCGCCGACGCCATCCGCGCCCGTCCGGTCATGCGCGAGCTGGCGCCGATCTCCGGCGGGCTCGACATCACCCGCGGCCTGGTGGACAGCCTGCCGCTGCTCGACCCCCAGGATAGCCTGCGCAGCCGCTCCAGCGGCCCGCACCACCTGGACCTCTATGCGGAGGTGCTCGACGACTGGCAGGTGTGGAGCGCGCTGCAAGCCAGGCGCAATGCTGTGTGCGCCACCGAGTGGGAGGTGATCCCCGGCGGCGGCAAGCGGCGCGACAAGGCCGCTGCCGACCTGATCCAGTCCATCGTCGACGGCATCGCCTGGGACCAGATCACCGCCCAGATGTGGATGGGTATTTGCCACGGCTGCGCCTATGGCGAGATCCTATGGCAGCGCGACGGCGCCCATGTGGTGCCGGGCGACATCCGCGTACGCGACCCGCGCCGCTTCGCCTGGCGGCCCGACGGCACCCTGGTGCTGCTGACCGTCACCGACAGTTTCTACGGCGAGCCCATGCCGGACCGCAAGTTCTGGGCCTATTCCACCGGACCGGTGCACGGCGACGACCCCTATGGCATCGGCCTGGCCCACTGGTGCTACTGGCCGGTGCAATTCAAACGGGGCAGCGTCAAGCTGATGTTGACAGCCCTGGACAAGTACGCCAGCCCAACCGCCATGGGCCACTTTCCGGCCAGCGCCACCCCGGCGGAAAAGACCAAGCTCCTGCGCGCGCTGGAGGCTATCCGCAGCCAGGCCGCGCTGATTTTGCCCGAGGGCATGACGGCTGAGCTGCTGGCCGCCTCGCGCTCCGGCAGCGCCGACTATCTGGGCGCCCTCCAGTATTGGGACGCCGCCATCTCCAAGCTGATCGGCGGCCACAGCGCGACCCAAGACGCCACCCCCGGCCGCCTGGGCGGAGAGGACATGGGGCGCGACGTGCGCTCCGACCTCGTCACCGCCGACGCCGACCTGCTCAACGCCTCCGCCAACCGCACCTGGGTGCGCTGGGTCACCGAGTGGAGCTACCCCGGCGCCGCGCTGCCAACCCTGTGGCGGCGCATGGAGGAGGACGATGACCTCGGCCAACGCGCCGAGCGCGAACGCAAGATCTTCGACATCGGCTACCGGCCGACCTTGGCGCAGATCGTCGACACCTACGGCGGCGAGTGGGAGCCGGTCGCCGCCGCCGCTCCGGCCGGACCGCCCGCGGGCGACGCGCCCGAGGCGCGCGCGGATAGCGACGGGGATCAGTCCGAGGACGACGACGACGCCGAGACCCCGCCGCCGGCACCCACCGGCGGGTTGGCCGATCGCCTGCGCGCCGCCCTGCGCGCGGCGCTGAGCGCGGCGCCGACGACCGACCTGGCCGCCGGCGAGCCGGCGCTGGACGCGCAGGATCAGATTGACGCCGCCGGGGACACCGACCCCGGCTATCAGGAGGCCATGGATGCCATGTTAGCGCCCATCCTGCAGGCCCTCGAGCAGGGCCTGACGCCCGAGGAGATCCTCGCGCGCATGGACGAGTGGTATGCCGATCTCGACGACACGGCCCTCACCGACTTACTCACCCGCGGGATCGCCGCATCCGATGCAATCGGGCGGATCGAGCAGGACCAGGAGGCCGCGCCATGATCGCCGCCACGCCCTGCGCGCACCTGATCGAAGAAAGCCCGATCCACCAGCGCCCGGTGTGCGAGCTCGGCCGCGCATTCCCGAGCGATTGCGGATCCTGTGCGGCCTATTCGCCCGGCCTGACCGAGCAGGAGCGCACGCGCTGCGAGGTGTGGACCCGCGTCATGGGCTACCACCGCCCGGTGCACGCCTTCAACCCAGGCAAGCGCGCCGAGCACGCCGATCGGCGCTATTACGTCGACCGGCCTGGGGATCTCAGGCCAGCCGAGGTGGTCGCGCCGATGGGCGCCGGCACCCGGCAAGCGGTGGTGATGCCGCCGCCCGGTGAAGTGCCGCAGCCGAGCGTGGAGCGCCCGCGGTTGCAGCCGATGCCGCCAGAGAATCCGCCCGAGCCCAGATACACCTTTGCGGAGGGTCATGGGCATGATTGAGCCGGCCGGCCTGTGGGTATGGTACTGGTGGGCGATCGAGTTCCCAGGGTTGTATGGGGTTTGGGCATGCTGACCGAGAGTGGCGAGGGCCGAGGGCCAAGGGCCGAGGAAGAGGGGCGCGGCTTGTGCGGCGCGGCCGAT